TCATCGGGCCGCGCGCTCGGGTGCGGCCATGAGGCCCCGCTGCTCTCGGCACGGCGCGCACGCGCGGCGGTGCTCGTCGACGGGCTGGGACGTGGCCGAGGGGCCCTCGTGGAAGTGACACCAGTGGGGGCACCGGTGGCAGCCACAGAGGGGGAATACCGAGGTCGGCGGCACCTCGTCCGCAGCTGCCACCTCACGCTTGGGTGTGATCGGCGTGGACGTGCCGTCGGCGTGCACCCGGTACACAGCGATCGTCATCATGGTGAGCTCTCTCCGACCCGAATCGGATGGGGACCTCGCCATCGTCTGGGCGTATTCCGGCCGATCCCATATCACCCTCGTATGGGGTAGCCATATGGTCGGTCCATGAGTCGTCAGGCACTGTGGGCGGACAGCGCGTTACGCGCTGCGTACGTCCGTCAGAACTGGGATGAGGTCTTCCGCCGGTACCGGCAGCTGTCGGGGCTTTCTCAGCAGCGTCTCGGCGAGCTGGTCGGCCTGACGCAGGGGTACGTCTCGAACATCGAGCGCGGTCGGCATCACGTCACCAGTACCGAGGTTGTCGCCCGGATCGTGGCCGGCCTCGAGGTGCCGTCAGAGGTAGGGGACGCTGTGCAGAATCGGGACCTTGCAGAGTGGGCCCCGGGACCGGAGCTCCGCGAGCGGGTCGCCCACGCGCACACCACAGGGCGCACCGATCTACGTACCGCGGAGCGCATTCAACGCGTCCTCGCCGAGCACCGGCGTGCGGAGGACGAGGTAGGTGGCCAGGTCCTTTGGCCGGTGGTACGGGCGCAGCTGGACGCGATCACCAACCTCATCCCGGGGGCGTCCGGAAAGGCTGCAGACACACTGCTCCTGCTGGCGGCGGAGCACGCACATTGGCTGTCGTGGGTGGCTTGGGAGGGCGGGCGCGGCAGGCTGGGCGCCGCGCTGTCCTGGGCGGATGCTGCGCACGGCTGGGCGGTTGATGGCGGGCACCAGGACATGGCGTCTTGGGTGCTGCGGCTGCGGTCGTACTACATGCTCAAGGGCGGTGACGCGCCGCGCGCGCTGCGAACTGCAGAGGGCGCCCGGGCCGTTGCCGGTCTGTCTCCAGCAGCGGCCTCGGCGGTCACGCACCAGACGGCTGTGGCGGCGGCTGCGGTTGGCGAGAGGGACGAGGCTCGGCGCCTGGCGGATGAGGCGTTGCGCCTGGCGCTCATGGTCCCAGAGGAGGCGGACCGGCCGGGGTGGCTGTACTTCCTGGACAGTACGCGCGCGCAGCTGCAGAGGGCCGCTGTGGCCTACGCGTGTCGGGACTGGGCGGATGCGGCTGCTGGGTTCCGTGATGCGCTGCCCGGCCTGGAGGGGTACCCCCGTGATCATGCGCAATATGCGGCCAGGCTGGTGGACGCTCAGCGGCGGGTCTAGGACGCGTCGGCGAGTTTGATATCCCTGATGATCGGGTGGTCTCCAGGGGCGAGGTGTGGGCGCAGCGCGGCCTGGAGCTCGGCGTGGCTGGGGAAGTAGTGCCGCCTCTCGCCTGCGATGTGGCCCGCTTCCTCCGGGTCGGATGCCGAGACGGAGGTAGTCCGCGTCTCCAGGTCCTTCGACTCGTAGTCGTCGGGGCCGACGCCGGCGGGGAGGATCTGGTAGGTGACGCTGTACCTGGTGGCCATGCCTCGGATCGTAGTTGGGCCCGGTGACAGTAGGTGCGCCAGGCTGGCGACCAGAGACCCGGAAACGACGAATTCGCCCCCTGCTCGGCCTGTTCGGCCGTGCAGGGGGCGCGTTGTTGTTCATGGGTACTGGCGGCGGGTCGGGTCCAGGGCGGCGGCCTCGGCGCGCTTGAGCGGGCTCGGGGTTGGGGTGGGTGAGGTCGGGCGCTGGCAGGCGAGGACATCGGGGTTTCCGTTCAGGGGCTGAAGGGTGTAGCCGTCGGGGCAGGGCTGGCCGGTCGTGCCGTCCCGGCCGTCGGTGCCGTCTCGCCCGGCAGGCCCGGCAGGCCCGGCAGGCCCGGCAGGCCCGGCGGGTCCTGCCGGGCCCGGGGGGCCGGACGGGCCGGTCGGTCCTGCCGGGCCCGTTGCGGCCGGGCCTGCGGGGCCGGTCGGCCCGGGCGGACCGGTGACGGCCGGCCCCGGCACACCCTGGGCGCCAGGGGCGCCGGTGGCTCCAGGCTGGCCGGGCTCCCCCCGCTCGCCCTTGACCCCCGGGGACCCGGCGGGCCCCGGTATCGGGACGGGGACCGTGGTGCGCTGCGGTAGATCCTCGACGGCCTGCTCCGGATCGGGCGCCGCCGGCGCCTCGCCGAGGGCCTCCACCTGCGCACGCAGGACCCGGACGTCACCGGCGAGCGTCGAGGCCGCGTCCCCGCGGAGATTCGCCTCGGCAATGGCCTGCTCGCGCGCCGCGGTCTCGTGGGTGATCCGCATCCACACGAGGACGACGGCACCGGAGAGAACGAGCAGTACGGCGGTGAGGGCGAGGGCGCGCCACCGGTGGGCGAGGGTGCGGCGCAGGGCGGTGGGATGGCGGTGCGTCGTCACGCGGGGCGTCCTTCCAGCTCGGCGAGGCGCTCGCGTAGGCCGTCGCATTCCGTGGTGAGCTCGGCGATCCGGCGGTGCATGGTGGTGGTGTCGGCGCGCTCGCGTGCCAGCTCTGCGTACGCAGCTGCTAGCTCCGTCGTCTTGTCGGTCAGCTGCGTGCGCAGCTGGTCGCGCTCCTCCTGGAGGTCGTCGACGAGCGTCGAGTAGCCGCCGACGACCTGGCCGTCGCGGGCTGAGCGGGACTGGGTGAGGTGGCCGACGAGGGAGGCGCCGGCCACCGCGAGGCCGACCAGGATGGTCCCGAGTGCGCCGAGCGTCGCAGTGTCCACGCGGTGGCCTCCGGTCTGTGTGGCGGGTGTTACTGGCGGGGCGGAAGGGTCAGCTGCGGCTGGTCGGTGCGGAGCCAGCCGGGGAGCAGCCGCTGGACGCCGGGGAGGGCCATGACGCGGGTGAGGCCTCCCGCGATGGCGAGGGCGCCGGCGACCCAGGGCAGGGCCTCGGGGATCCCGGCCGCGGTGACGATGGCGGGGAGCACGACGGCGATGCCGAGGGCGGTCTGCAGGACCGTGCGCAGGGTCCGCTTGGTGGAGTCCTTCATGGTCACTTCTCCTTCTGGACGGTGAGCAGGGCGATGACCTTCTTCAGGTCAGCCGCGATGCTCTGGACGGTGGTGAACGTCTGGACGATGTAGCCGTAGACGTCCGGGATCCGGCGGCCGAGCTTCTTGCTCGCCTCGTCGGCCTTCTTCTCGCGGTACGCCAGTACGGCCTGCGCGATGTCGGCCTTGGACAGGGCCATGGGGTCCTCCTCGGGGGTGGGTTTCTTCGGTCGGGGGGCGCCGCGCTGGACCCAGGCGTACAGCGGGCCTCCGGGGCAGTCGGTGGCGTAGCCGTCGCGGTGGCCGCCGATCCAGTCACCCGCATCGCCGTTCTTGCGCAGGTCCTCGATGGCGTCGCGGATGCCGTGCAGCATGGCGTCGGTCGGTTCCGTCAGGCCGGACGAGCCGAGCAGCGCGCAGACTGCGTAGTCCTGCGAGTTGAGGGCGGCGTTGCCGTTTGCGCCGGTCCGGTGGTGGGGGCCGCGGCCCTCGTAGGCGTCGCCGTGCTCGCAGACGATGTGGTTGTAGGCGATGTCGGAGTAGTTCTCCTGCTTGTTCGCGAGGTGGGACTCCCGGATCTGCCGGACGTAGGCCGCGCACTGGGCGTGCGGGCGGCTGCTGTACGGGGTGCCGAGGTAGTGGACCTTCACGCCGCGGGTCTTGGCGATGTAAGCGGCGGGGCTGGTGGCGGGGAGCCCGTACTGGGCCCGCCGGATGATGGCCATGAGACCTCCAGGAATGGCGAAAGCCCCGGCCTGTGCGGCGCGGGGCGGGCGGTGGTGGGGGCGGGGTCAGGTGAGGGAGATGCGGGTGATGCCGAGGGTGGAGGCCACGGCTACGGCTACGGCGGCCTGGGTGTTGAGGTAGAGCTCGATGTAGCCGTTGGCCGCGAGGGTGACGGTGCCGCTGATGGTGGACTGCATGTTGCCGGCGCTTCCGCGCTGGGTGCCGACGCGGGCCCCGGAGGCGGGCGTGGCGGATCCGTTGGCGCGGATCTCTCCGCGTCCGTCGAACGTCGACAGAGCACCGGTCCAGATGAGGCCGCCGTGCAGGAGGTAGATGCCGGCGGTGGGGGCGATGAGTCGGGTGGGCTGACCGATCGCCCACATGGACGCGTGGTTGGAGCTGAGGGCGCTGGAGAACGAGCACGCGGTGTACGTGCCGGCGCCGTTCGGAATGGAGAAGGTCGGGTTGTAGACCTGGACGTGCGGGGCGACCAAGCTGTTGATCGCGTCCGCCTTGATGGTCTGTCCGGGCAGGACTACGGGGTCGGGCACGGCGCCTCCTTACAGGGCGTAGACGACGGACCGGGCCAGACCGACGGACGTACCGGCGGCGTGGCTCTTGACGATCCCGTTGGCGGAGCGGACGACGGCGAACGTCTGTGGGCTGCTCGCGCCCGTGACGCCGGTGAGGGTCATTTCCTCGCCGCCGATGACGATGCTGGCGGGGAACTCGGCCGGGGCCGTGACCCAGGGCAGGCCGGCGGTCGTGGTGACGGAGAACGAGGTGGCCGAGGAGTTGATGCCGCTGGTGAGCTGCATCCCGGACGTGTCGGCCTTGCCGAGGTCGGCGGAGTCGTAGACCCCGACCCGCCACGGCCCCGCCGGGGTGCAGGTGAGCTCTACGTCCCAGGTGAACTGGTCGAGGACCTGGGACCAGCCCTGGACGATCAGGTCGACGGGCCCGGGCGGGAGCCATGCGGGGAGGTTGGTGATCCGGATGCGGTCGCCGACGGTGAGGGCGAGGAAGGCGGGGATGAGGTGGGGCGCGGCGTGGAGCATGAGCCGCACGGTCGGGTAGCGGGCCTCGTCCCAGGTCCCCAGGTGCAGCCGCCACGCGGCGATCTGAGCGGGCTGGTCGTCGTTGGCCAGGTTCAGCGTGACCGACTCGTCGTAGACGCCGATGCCGGACGGCGGGGCGGCCGTCGACATCGGGCCGGTCTCCTGGACGGCGCGGGCCGAGGAACCGGCGGTGCGGGTCACGGTGACGTCGTTGCGGCTCTTCTGGTCGTCGTCGGTGGGCTCGAGCGGGGGCCCGATCTCGCCGTCGGCGGTGTAGCTGAGGGTGAGCCTCGGGGTCTGGTTGTAGAGGCTGCGCACGTCGCGGTAGGCGAGGGACGCGTCGGTCTTGGATTCGTAGAGGATGCCGCCGTCGGCGTCGGCGCAGTCCTGGAGGAGGGTGAGGAGGTCGGCGGGGCGCTGGGAGCCGAGCGCCATGGAGGGCACGGCGGGGTCGGTGTAGACGGACAGGGAGACCGTGCGGCTTTCCTCGGTGGCGAGGCGGGTCATGCGTGTGGTGGCCGTCTCGCCGGTGAATCCGTGGTCGGCCGAGTCGTAGGCGAGACCGACGACGTCGGCAGCGAACACAGTGATGTGGCCCACGGTCAGGCCAGGCAGCCCGGGCCCGAAACTGGTGTCGACCAGGGCCACGACGCCGACGGTTCCGGCGATGCTGCCTGAGGCGGCGCCGCCCGCGCCGCCGACGTCGGTCCAGTCGATCTCGTAGGCGATGTTCCCGCCGGACTGGGTGGCGGCGAACTCCAGGCGCCACCACCCTTCCCACAAATCGGTGCCCGTGACGATGGGACTGTCGAGGGCCACGGCGCCGGCGGCGTCGTATCCGAGGATGCGGGTGCTGGTGCTGCTGATCAGGATGCGCCACCGGCGGATGGTGCCGGTGGTGGTCCAGGAGAGCATCTCCTGCTCGGCGACGGGGGGCGTGCCGTCGGCGCGGTAGAGCATGCACAGGGCCCAGGTGGTGGACGCGGTGGACGCGACGCGTCCGCGCATGGTGGCGCCGGGGGCGACGGTGGGGAGCGCGGAGGCGCCGCCGAGGCTGTCGTCCTGCGCGAAGTCGAAGCCAGTGACGGCCAGGGGGGTCCCGCCGACGAGGGGCGAGTAGGCCTGGGTGGCGCCGTCGGCGTCCTCGCACGGCCAGTACGCGAGGGGCGAGCGGGAGGGCAAACGGCGCCGGAGAGTGCTGTCGAGGGCCTTGGTGCCCTGTCCGAGGCGCCGCAGGGTCCCCGCGGCCTCGACGGACGTCCACACGTCCTTCCCGGAGAGGTCCCAGCGGGTGGGCCAGGACGAGATCTCGCCGTAGAAGACCGTGTGCCGGTTACTGATGCTGCCGTTGAGGGCGATCGTCCACACCTTGCCGGTGGCGTCGGTGACCGTGGCCGCGCCCGAGGTCTGGGCGGTGAAGTCCGGGTTCGCGACGGCGGTTCCGCCGATGCCGTTGCGGACCTCGAACGCGTGAACCTCACCGGACGGCTTGGAGTAGCCGAGGTTGGTGGCGTCGCCGACCTTGAGGAGCGTCGTCGAGTTGAAAATCGACGTGACGCCGACGCCGGTGACCGGGGCGCCGAGCTGGGTCCAGGGGCCCGCGATCGTCTCGGCGGTGTAGAACACGGCCGTCCACCCGCCGGCGCCGTTGTTGACGTCGAGGGTGGCGCGCCAGGCCATGCGGCGGGACGGCGGGACGGCGGGAGCCACGGTGCTCGTGGCGCCGACGGTGGCGGTGCCGTCGGGGGACCACTCGAAGTAGATCCGCCCTTGGCGCTCCTGGAGCATCCACGATCTCTGGTTGCCGGTGGTGTTGTACTTCCCCGCGAGGTCGGTGGGCTGGGTGCCGAGCGGGGTGACCCACCGGTCGAGGCTGGCGTCGAAGCGGATGTCGATGTCGCCGGTGATGTCGAGCGCGGCCGTGTCCGGGGTCGTCGCGCCGGAGTTGTTCTGCCCGGTGACGTTCAGGTAGGTGGCCCCCGTGCGGACGGAGATCCGGACGGGCGTGTTGCGCCCGATGAGCCCGTAGTACGGGCTCATCGGGTTGCGCGGACTGTACTTCCCCAACCGGTTGTTGAACTGCAGAGAGCACCGCGACGGGTTCGTGCGGGCGCTCTCCTCCGAGCGGCCGCACTCGGTCCCGATCGGGGACCGGGTGTAGGCATCGGTGGTGACATCCGTCCAGGTGCCGCCGATCTGCAGCTCGACGCCGAGGTCAAGGGGTGTCTGGGGGAACGCCACAGGAGGCCTCCTTTGCTACGGCTGCCCGAAGGCAACTTGGACGCTGCCGCGGCCCTCGACGCGGACGAGCTTCTGCAGGAACGTGCGGGTGGCGGAGTCGCCGCCGGTGGCATCCAGTCGGACGATGACGACACCACCGCCGGCGGCGCCCTGGCGGAGCAGGGGTGCGGCGGGGGCCATCTGCTGGCCGGTGAGCAGCCCTGCGGACGCAGGGGGTGCCTGCGTGAGGGTGGCCATCGAGCGGGCGACGGCGGGGCGGCCGTCGTCGATGCCCTGGACGAGGCCAGCGGGGATCCACTGGCCGAGCATCGCCATGACCCGCGAGGGCGACCGGATGCCGAGCGCTCTCTTGATCGCTTTCTGCATGCTCGTGGCGATCGTCAGCATCTGCTTCTCGATCGCCTTCTGTTCCTTCTGGAGCCCCTTGACCAGGCCCTGGGCGGCCTGGATACCGGCCCCGTACATCGCGTCACCGGCGACGTTGCCCGCCTTGTCCGCGGCGGCCACGAGCTGGGCCTGAGTGCTGTTGATCTGAGCGATCTGCCCGGACGAGGCGGAGGCGAGCGCGGCGGCCGCGGCCCCGCCCTGCTCGACGCCGGCCTGTGCGATCTGCGCGATCAGGTCGGCCCTGATCCCCTTCTTCCGGAGGGTCGCGAGCTGGGCGGCGAACTGCTTGGCCTTGTTGAGCTGGGCGTTGAGGTTCGCCCAGATGCTGGTGGCCGTGACGCCACCGGCGTCGGCGCCCTGGGTGATGTTCGCGGCGTCGAGGACCCCCTTACGGACGTCCGCAACGAGCGTCGCGCGGGCCTTGACCAGGTCCTGGAGGCGGGCGTTCGCCGTCTTCAGCTTGGCCGCGACGACGACCTCACGGTTGGCGAGCGCGACCAGCTGCTTGGTACCGGTGTCGATCACCTTGAGCGCCGCATTGCGCCTCTTGCCGGGCTTCATCGAGTCGCGGACGATGTCCGCCAACTTCAGCGCGGCAGCCCGGACCTGCTTGGCAGAGCCGGTGAGGCCGACGACCAGGCCGCGAGCGATCCACCGGCCCTGGGCCGTCGTCACCTTCGACGGTGAAGCGATGCCGAGGGCGTCCGCGATGGGCCCGGGGATCACAGACCGGGCCCAGCCCATGATCTGGGACCGGATCCAGCCGCCCATCGAGCTGATGCCTTGCCACAAGCCCTGGACCACATTGACGCCCTTGCTGTACAGCAAGCTGCCGAGGCTGCCCAGGGCGCTGGTCAGCCTCCCGGGGAAGGACCGGAACCATCCGAGCAACTGGGCGCCCTTCGTGGCCACACCCGACTTGATCCGGTCCCAGTGGGACAGGAAGTACGAGACCAGCTTCCAGCCCAGGACATAGTTCAGGATGTAGCTGCCGATGGCCTTGATCTTGGTCCAGAGCCAGTCCCAGACGATCCCGGTGTAGCGCTTGATCTTGTCCCAGTTGGCGATGATCAGGACCGCCAGGCCGATCACGGCGGCGATGACCCAGCCGATCGGGCCCATGGCGATCAGCCACTGGGCAGCCATGGTCACGGCCCAGGCGACGGCCCGGGCGGCCATCATCACGAACTGGGCGGCCGCGGTGACGGCCGTCCGTACAACGGCGGCGATCCACGTACCCATCGCCGTGAGGGCCGAGCCGACCCACGCGGCCGCTGTGGTCGCTGCGGACGCGACGGCGCCCGCAGCGATCTTCAGGTATGCGCCGATGCCGATCGCCGTCATCCTGAACCAGTTGCCGATGACGGTCCAGCACGACGCGGAGATGATCGTGTGGGCGCCGGTGACGATGGCGGCGATGGCGCTGTAGGCCATCATCGCGCCCTTGACGGCCAGGACGGTGAGCGCGAGGCCCGTAAACGCGTACGCCAGGGGGACGACGACGGCCTGATTGTCCATGGCGAACTGGGCGAGGACGCCGCCCACTTCGCCAAGTTGGGTCATGGCGCCACGCTTGAACCGCTCCAGGGCCTTGCTGGCGTTGCCGCTGAGGCCCTCGGCCAGACGATCGGTGGCGCCTGTCGCCTTGTCCATCCCGCCGGCGGCCGCGGCGGACGCGGGGTCCATCGCGTAGAGGGCGTCCCCCATGACGTTCGCCGGGTCGCCGAAGAGTTCCGCCGCGGCGTTGAGCCGCAGGGTCTCGTCCTTGGTGCCACGCAGGGCATCCATGGTCATCTGGAAGGCCTTCTGCGCGCTGGTCCCGCCCTCGCGCATGAGCCGGCCGATGGTCTTGCTGGACAGGCCGATGGACTTGTACGCGTCGTCGACCTTCTTGCCGCCCTTGAGGGCGGTCTCGCCGAAGATGCCGATGGCGTCGGAGACCTGGTCGGCGTCGCGGGCACCGGCCGCGAGGGCCTGGGTGAGCAGGCCCGTGGCCTGCTTCCCGTCCAGGCCCAGCCTGCGCCACTGGGTGGAGTACTCGTTGATCGACTCCAGGTAGTCACCGCTCTTGTCGGCGGCGCCCTGGAGACCGACGGTGATGATGTCGAGGGCCTCGTCCACATCTTTCGCGAGGCCCGTACGGACGAGCTGGCCGGCGGCGGCGGTCGCCATGGTGAGGTCCTCGTCGAAAGCTTCGGCGATCGCGAGGACCTTGGTGGTGACGCCCTCCAGGCCGTTCTCGGCCGCCGAGGTGTCGGAGATGTTCTTGTAGACGTTGCGGATCGCTTCGTTGACGGTGCCCGTTGAGTCGCCCCAGGCGTCCTTGTAGACGCTGGCGGAGACCTTGGCCACGGACGCGGCCTCGGCCTGGCCGAGGCCCAGCTGGCCGGCGAGCTTGTCGCCCGCGGCCTCGACGTCCATCTCGGACAGGACGCTGGCGCCGAGCGCGGTCGCGAAACCCGCGCCGATGCCGGCGGCGGCCGTATTGAACCGCTCGCCCATCGCCGAGACTTCCCCACTGGCTCTGTCTCGGGCCACGAGGTTGAACACGAGGGAGGTGTCCGACACGGAGTCACCCCCTTCGCATCTTCTCTTCGGCCTCGTCCATCGCGGCCTTGTACGCGTCGAGCCAGTCGAGGACCCGTTCGGTCTGCTCGACGGTCATCAGGTCCCACTCCCAAGGGCGGATGTGCAGGAGGTGGGCGGCGTTGCCGGTCTGCCTCAGTCGGCGATCGGCAGCGTCGCTTTTCCCTCTTCCTCGGGGTCGTCGAATGCCTCGGCGATCTCGGCCTCGAACTGGGCGAGGGCCTGGTCGCGTTCGGCCCCGACGAGGTCGGCAACCGCGCGGTCGCGCATGCCCTCCCACTCCTGCTTGGAGTACTCGAGCTTGAGCTCGTCCCAGAAGAACTCGACGTCCTCGTACTTGATCTTCGGGTGGTCCCGCCGCAGGAAGGTGTAGAGCAGGGCGCGGCGGCAGGACGAGTTGCCCTGGAGGACGGCGCCGGTGAACTCGCTGAAGTTCTTGCCCGTCAGACGCTCGATCGTCTCGCGCTCGACGGTCATGAGGCGGCGGGGGTTGTAGCGCCAGCGGGTCGGCTCGGTCTGGCCCTCGGGCTGGTAGACGAGGTACATGGGTGGTGTTGCTCCTATCCGATGCGGGAGGCGAGGCGGCGGGCCATGTCCTCCATGGCTTTCTCGACGGCCTCTTTGGCGTTGGGCCCGACGCCTTGCATGGCGTGGTCGAACCAGTCGACTTTGCCGTGCTGGGTGACCCAGGAGTCGGCGCGGCCGTAGACGAGGTGGCGCCAGCCCCGGGCGCGGTTCGTACGCTTGGGGGCGTTGGGGAAGCCGCGGACGTTCTTGGTCTTGAAGGCCTTCACCCGCGCGCCGGACCAGCGGCCGCCGAGCTTGACCTCGGGCCGGATCTTGCGGGCGACCGAGGAGCGCAGCCCCGGGGCGGTGCCGGGGCCGGCCGATCCCATGGCCATGATCCCGGACTTGGCCTCGGCGGCCGCGGGCGCGAGGGCGGCGCGCATGTTCTTCGCGAGCTCCTTGCGGAGCTCCTTCCCGTCGGCCTCGGCGCGGATGGCCCTGGTGAGGGCCTGGATCGCGTCGTGGGCGTCGACGCCGAGCTCGAACGGCAATCCGTTGGCGGGCGCCATGGTCAGGCGGTGGCGCGGAGCACCGGGCCGGACGTCGGGAACGACGCGGACGAGGTGGCCTCGTCGCCGACCGACCCCTCGATCGGCTTCCACTCCTTGATCAGGATGCTGCCGGTGTACTTGGGGTTGGAGACGCCCACGACGGCGTTGGTGGGGCGGACCTCGAAGGCGACGACGGTGCCCAGGAGCGGCCACATGATGGAGTCGATCCGGGTGGCGGCGAAGTCCTGGAGGAACTCACAGCCCAGCTCACCGGACTTGAGGCCGCCGAGGAGGACCTTCCATCCCGCGCTGGCATAGGTCGTGACGTCCTTCTCCTCGACCTCGACGGTCAACTCGGCCTTGCGGGCGTACTCGGACAGGTCGGTGCCGGCGATGCTGACGTATTCCGACGTGAGAACCATGAGCGGCATGAGGAGTCACCTGATTCCAAGAGAGAGGGCGAACATGAACGAGGGGGTCGTACCGCTGATCGCCCAGGCGACCCGGTAGTGGGTGTCCGTGATGGCGGACGCGTCGGTGCGCAGGGCCTGGCCGCCGGCGGCGGTGGCCGGGTCGAACGTGAGGCGGGTGGTGGGGGTGCCCATCGCACCGGCGTCGTCGGACTCGATGGAGACCGTGAGCGAGGGCGTCGTCCCGGCGACGGACAGGACGTGCAGCGCGGCGTGCAGCCGCTGTCCGGCGGCGACGGGGCCGAGGTTGAGGGCGGTGCCGGTGCCGGTCGCGGTGCGGGCGGTGCCGGGCGGATGCCCGATCTGCCCGCGCACCAGCGGCCAGCACGACTTGGCGGCGCCGGTCCAGGGGGCGACGTCGCCGACCGAGCCGAGCAGCTGGTAGCTGGAGCGCAGCGCGCGGGTGAGGTAGGCGAGGGAGCCGACGGCGGCGGTGTCGGGGCAGACCGTCCAGGGGCCGATGCCCCCGAGCTGGGCCCAGGACGCGTCGTCGACGAGGCTCGGATCGCCGGCCTCCCAGAAACCCTCGCTCGCGATCTCGCCGGAGCCGAGGCCGCCGATGACGCCCTTCCAGCCGCTGGTGCCGTAGGTGGTGACGTCCTTCTCTTCGACCTCGGCCGCGAGCTCCACCTTGTTGCTGGAGCTGGTGAGGTCGGCGCCGACGGCGAACGCGCGGACGTTGGTCAGGACGAGGCTCACGAGGCCCCCTTTCCGATGACGCGGATGATGAGCTCGGCCCCGACGTACTGCGTGCCCTGGTGCTCGTACCAGCGGTAGCCCTGGATACGGGTCACGCGCAGGTCGTGGGCCAGGCCGCCGAGGGCGTACTGGCCCGGGGCGCCGCGGGCGGCCTCGATGGCCTGCTTGAGAGAGGCGGGGCCGGAGCCGTCGAGGAGGTCGTCGAGGAGCTCCTGGCCCACCCGGTCATCCGCCCGGCCGACGAGGACCCGGCAGGTGAACTCGGCCTCGTCGAGCGCGCGGGCCATGGCCTTGTCGTACTCGACGCTGTACTCGCCGACGAAGAAGTGCGGGGCGGCGACGGCGTCCGGGACGTACCCGCTGCAGGTGAGGGCGGCGGTGCCTGCGGGCATGACGACCTGGCGGGCGGCGTCCGCGATGGCGGCGCGGACGGCGGACATGCGCATCAGGTCTCCTCCGCCGGCGGTTCCTTGCGGGTGGTCTTGCGCTTGTCGGACGGCGGCGCGGGGGCCGGAGCGACGGGCTCGGCGGCGCCGTAGCGGATGAGCTGCTCGGCCTCGTCGTCGGGCACGTCGCACGTCTCGCCCCGGTCCGGCCACGGCAGGCCGTGCCGGGTGCCGGGCAGGGTGACACGCATGCGGATCTGCACGGGTCTCTCCGTTCTCAGCCGAACCCGGGGAGGGTGAACGGCTCGATGAGGTTCCAGACGTCGGGGTCACGGCGGGAGAGCCGCACGACGCCCCACTCCGCCGAGCCGGTGACGCCCTCGGGGGAGTCCTTGCGGCGGTAGAGGCGGGCGGCCTGGATCAGGGCGGCCTCGGTGATGTCGTCGGGGACGGTCGGCCAGCCGAACCGCGCGGTGATCCGTACGCGGGTGGTCGCCGGGCCCCAGGACCCGAGGACGCGGAGCAGACCGGTGACGGGGCGGCCGTCGGCGAGGGCGTTGTCCGGGCTCGTCTCGTAGCCGGTGACCGTGCTGAACGCGCCGCCGGACCCGGCCTCGACGACGAGGCCGGTCAGGTCACCGATGTCGTCGACGAGGAGGAGCTCGCCGTCGTCCTGGCGGGCGACGCGGCGGGCGGTCCGGTACGTCCGGACCTCGGGGTCAGGGTCGAGCCAGAACCGTCTGCCCGTCGCCTTGTCGATGCCGCGGGAGGCGGCGGCGAGCGCGGCCGCGAGCAGCGTGTCCACGCTGGTGTCGTCGGCCCGGATGTTCAGCCGCTGCTTCAGCGCGGCCACGCTGCCGTAGTCGGTCATGTCAGGTGGTGGCCGCGGGCGGCTGCTGGCGGCCCTTCGGCAGCTCCTTCTCAGCCGTCGGCGGCGTCGCGGCCGGGGGCGTGGCCGGGGCCTGCGGCGCGGCGGCCGCCTCCTTCTTCGCGGCCGGGGGCTTCTTGTAGCCGTGGTGCTTGAGCTGCTCGTCGACCTGCTTGACGCGGTCGGTGAGGCCGCGCTGGACCAGGCCCTCGCGCTCGCGCAGGAGCGCGGCGACCATCGTGTTCTCGGTCTGCGGTTCGTCGCTCATCGTCACTCCAGGGGGAGAGATGCGGGTGGTGGGTACGGGGCGGGCCCGCCTCCGCGGGAGAGGCGGGCCCGGTGGAGCAGGCGGGATCAGGCGCCGGTGAACGTCGGCGTGATCAGGCCGGTGCCCGCGATCTTCCGGGCGTGCGGCTGGCGCTGGAAGGTGAAGGCGTAGTAGCCGTAGACGACCATCACGATGCCGAGGTTGGCCGCCTTGGGCTGCTCGGCGCGGATGTAGACGGGGGCGTCGGGGTCCTCCCAGAGGTGGCACTCCTGCCGGTCGACGAGGTAGATCTCGTCCTCGTTGGTGCCGGCCCCGAGGTTGGTCGCCACGTTGTTGTCGACGATGACCGGGGTGCCGTTGGGCAGGATGCCGCGCACGCCGCGCCCGTACGCCTCGGCGTAGTTGGCGCCCAGGGTCTGGGCGACCACACCGGGCTGCGTGATCAGCGGGTAGCTGGTGCCCATGGCGTTCTGCATCCAGTACCAGCGGCGGGAGTGCATGACGGCGAGGTTGTCGCCGGACGCCTGGTCGAGCAGCGCGGCCTCCACCCCGGACAGGCCCTCGATGACCTTCGGGTAGAGCTCGGCGGTGGTCGGGGACGCGTCGGTGTAGGCCACGGCCGTCGCCACGTTCGACAGGCCCACCGTCGCCGCGTTCAGCATGGTGGTGTCCAGGCGGCTGCCGTAGGCGCGGAACAGGTCGTCGAGGATGACGTCCTCGACGCCGGAGCCGCGCTCGACGGACTGCCGGGAGGCGGTCTGCTGACCGGCCGCGGTGCGGACCGGGATGGACAGGGCGGTGTCGTCCATGTCCTGCTCGGCCACCGCGGCGTTCTCCGCCGACTGGTTGTCGACGCTGGACCCGGTGGTGACGCGGGAGATCTCCACCGTCATGCCCGTCGCGGGCAGGGGGCGGCGGCGGCACGCGTCGGCGAACGGCCGGTTGGCCCGGGCCAGCGGCGCGTACATGTCGGTGAGGTACTGCGGGATGACCAGGCCGGCGAACGCGCCGGTGCCGACCGCACGGATCTGACCGCCGCGCTCGACGCGCTCCTCGGACATGTGCCGGGCCAGGCGGGCGCCGGCCTCGTAGTCGCCGAGGGCCGCGCCCAGGACGTCGGCCTGGAATCCGGCGCCGCGCCGGTCCTGGTCGGGCCGGTAGGTCCGCTCCTCCGCGCCGACCCGGGCGACCCGGTCGTAGGCGGGGGCGCGGGTGGCGGCCGGGGTGACGCGGGCGGACAGGGCGGCGATCTCGTCCTCACGGACCTGCTCGGCGAGCAGCGTGTCGAGGGCGGTCTGCCGGGCGGTGACCTCGGCGTCCGCGGTGTCGCGGGCGGTGACCCGCTCGGTGACGGCGGCCTCGGTCAGGTCGGGGTCGGACCGCAGCGCCACGAGGGCGTCCTGCTCCCGCTGCCGTACGGCGATGGCGGCGGTGAGGGCCTCACGCGCCTGGGCGATCAGTTGGGCGAGCGTCATGGCTCGTCATCTCCTTGCTCGATGGGATTCCAGACGCCCCGGTCCAGGACAGACGGCCACCCGAGGCAGTGCGCCGGGCGGACGCGTGCGCGCAGAGCGCAGGGCAAAGTCCCCGCCGTCGAGGCCGGGGAGGGTCAAGGGGGAGGTGTCAGCGGGCGATGCCCAGCTCGAGGAGCGCACGGGCTCGGCTCGAGGCCGGGACGTGCTGCTCGCGCAGGCCCGCGCCCACGGTGTGGGGGTTGGCGCCGTAGCCGACGATGGCGACGTCACCGCGGTGAATGTCGAACTTGTTGATCCGGTACTCGGTGTAGTCCGGGGACCACTGGCCGGACGTGATCCGGAACGCGAACGACATCTCGTCGACGAGGCCGGCGCGCAGCTTGGGCGCGATGTAGGCGACGTCGTGGTCTTGGGGGTCGAGGGCCGGGGCGTGGACGTGCAGCCCGGTGGCGCTCTCGGTGAGGAACAGGGTGCCGGTCGTGGTGCGCGCCATGCGGCGCAGCTGGTCGTGGCCCAGGACGAACGGCACGTCGAGGTCGGCGCGCGCGAGGGTCTCGGCGGCGGCGCCCTCGGAGACGATCTCGGTGTACGGGCCGTAGTAGTCCCACATCTCGTAGCCCAGCTCGTACACCGAGGCGTGGCCCCGGAAGTCGAGGAGGCCCTCGCCCTCGCCCTCGGCGGCGGCGCGAACCTCGATCCCGGACAGCGGGGCGCGGACGGCGGCCCGGGCACCGGGCTGCTGGGATGCGCGCCGCTGGGACGGGCGGTCGGCGCGCTGGCGGACGTTCTGGGCGCGGGCGGCCGCAGCCGCGGCGAGCGTGGTGGTGGTCATGGTGACGGTGCTCCCGTTGCTGCGGTGGTGGGCGTGGTGGGGGCCTTGCCGAACAACTTGGCGAACTGGGCGTAGTCCGCGTCGGTGAGCGGCGGCCGGTTGTCGAGCGCGCGGCCCTCGTCGGGGGTGAGGGTGCGCGAGATGATCTGGGCAGCGATCGTTCGGGCGCGGGCCTCGGGGTCCATGCGCAGCAGTGCGTCGGAGTTGAGCTTGACGACTCGGGGGCCGGAGACGAGGCCGCGGCTGAACGCGCCCTCGCGGCGGGCGACCGCCGGGCCCAGGTTCATGATCAGGAACTGCAGGTTGCGCTGGGTGATGCTGGCGTAGGTGATGCTGCTGCCCGAGACGGCGGCGTCGATCATGTCGGCCGGGCAGCCGAAGAACCGGGCGATGTCCGTCATCGCGAACTCCCGCGCCTCAAGGAACGAGGACTGCGAGGCGACGGCCTGGATCGCCTTGTACTCCCAGTCGTTGCCGTGGACGAACAGGTCACCGTTGGCCACGGACGCGTTGAACATGTCCTTGGCGACCTTGGCCTGATCGGGGTTGATCGTCTTGGCGGTGTTCTTCAGCTCGGCCATGGGGACGGCCCCGCCGGCGAACCAGTCCCGGGCGAACTGCTGCGCGCTGAGCGCTTCCTCGAGGGTCCACGCCGCGTACGCCACCGGGGACAGGCCGAGCGGCATGCCCGCGATCGTGTACTGCTTCTCGTGCCAGACCTCCCACGGCTCGTACTCGGTGCCGCCCACGATGTACTTGGTGATCTCCGACCCTCGGCCCCGGATCGTCACGTCGCCCAGGGCGAGGAGGTCGATGCGTGCGGGCAGGCCGCGGCCGTCCGGGCCGATGACTCCCGACCGCTCGGTGATGAGCCCGAACGCGTTGCCCGCGCGGTCGAGGTCGACCTGCGAGGAGTAGATCCACTCCTGAATGCCGACCTGGGCGCCGCCGGGGGTGACGAGCACGGGCGGCTTGGGCACCTCCACCTGGATCCCGTCGACCTTGCGGTAGACGTCGACGGGCATCGTCGAGACGAGGTCCGCGCGCAGCCTCAGGCACGCCCATACGGCGCTGTGCCGCATGGCCGTCTCGTTGGTGATGGGGATCTTCCCGCCGCTGCGCTGCGCGCGCGTGACGGCGATCATGTCCTCGGGGCTTGCCAGCTGTGCGGCGCGTTCCTTCTTGGCCCACGGCTTGTACCAGGCCACGGTCTGCCTCCTTACCCGAAGCTGTCGGCGATGTCGTAGTCGTCGAGGACGGCCGGGCCCTTGGCGAGCAGGGCCCAGCGGGCCTCGGTCACGGCGACGAGCGGGGCGACGTCGACGAGGGAGGCGGTGCGGTCGATGACCCAGGCGTCACCGACCCTGCGGGTACGGCCGCCGTTGACGGCGGCGGTGAGCGGGGGCTGCTCGATGTGGCGGACGGTGTCCTGCCGGAGCGCGTCGGCCAGCTGGCCGCACGCCTCGGTCATGTCGCCGCCCCGTACGACGACGAGGTGCCCGCGGTGCGGGACCGGCTCGCCCTTCTTGTTCTTCTTCGGGGCGGTGATGCCGGCCGTGACGAGGTCGTCGACGAGCGACCCGGCCGGGGACCCCGCCCCGGAGATCGCGACGACCAGCGGCCGCCACAGGGCGGCGAGCCGGACGACGGCCGGGACGACCCAGGCCGTACCGGCCCGGCGGTCGACGAGCTCCAGGTGCACGCGGCCGTCGGGCCGCAGGATCGCGGCCCCGATGCTGGCGTGCTTGCGGTCCTGCGAGACGTCGACCGCGAGGGCGAGCTCGTCGGCCGGCGGCCGTGACTCGGCGTCGGCCAGCCCGGGCCACTCGGTCTTGGGGATGTTCGGGTCGGCGGGCGGTGTGCTCTTCCTCGTCCGGTTGAGGTAGGCCCGGTCGAACTCGGCGGCGTCCATCTTGTCGAGCTCGGCCCGGATGGTGTCCTCGGTGACGGTGTGGCCGAGCGCGGGCAGCGTGGCCCGCCAGGTGGCCGGGTCGTCCCGGGGCATGTCGTCCGGAGCGAACCACTCGAAGTACGCGGTACGCGGCCGGGCCGCGGCCTCGTCCTCGGCGAGCGCCGCGAACAGGGCCTCGATCACCTCGCGGCCGCGGAGCCTCTTCTTGTTCAGCCACACGGACTTCTCCGTGCCGCCCGCGCTCGCCCACCACAGCTGCGCCATGGCGCGCGTCAGCATCGCCGGGGAGAACGCCTGCTCCAGGCGGTCGTCCTCGTGGGCGAACGCCTCGTCGATGAACCCGAGGTCGAGCGGCGGGCCGTGCCCGGCTTTCTCGGTGTTGGCGGTGATGCCCATGCGGGAGCGGGTCCGCGGCCACAGGATGGCCTCGTTGCCGTTCGTCTTGCGGATACGGGCTCGCGGGGCGAGCGGGGAGGCGACGATCTTCTCCCAGAACTCGTCTTCCCACCGCTCCCTGGCCATGCCCCGTGTCTGGGCGGCGTAGATGATCCGCTGTCGCTTCCACGCGAGCGCCCGGTGGACCTGGGCGGCCAGCGTGAGCTCGGTCTTGCCCTGCTGGCGAGAGACGGACAGGCCGACCTCACGGTGCACGAACAGACCGGTGCCCGGATCTATCTCCAGGGCGACGTCACTGACGTACTTCTGCCACGGCATCGGCGGGGCGCCGAGGCGCTCCATGACCCGCCACAGCTTCGGGCCCAGGCTGGGGAAGTCGGGGTTACGGGGGGTGCCCCAGCGGGGCGGGCAGGTCAGTCCGTACCGGTCGAGGAGGTCGGCGGCGAACTCGGGGGGCGGCGCCCAGGTCTCAGACGTCCCCGAGGTCATCGAGGTCGTCATCGTCGTTGTCATCCACGGTCCGCCCCTCCATCAGCGCAGCCACGGTCGCCCGCAGCTCGCGCGTCAGCTGGGGGAGAGAGCGGGCATCGACCAGGCCCCGGACGAGGTGGCCGCACTCCTCGCACGGCAGCGGCCGGCCGCCGTCGATCTGCTCGGCCAGCCGTACGGCGGTCGCGGCAAGAGTCGGCTCCATGTCGGTGAGGTCACCGAGCTGCTCGATGTCGTCGGCGAGCGCGGCCCCGACCGGCCCGACCGGCCCGACCGGCTCGAGCTCGTCAACGACGACGGCCGTGGCGGACACGCCGCGCAGGCTGCCGGTGGCGGTGGGCGCCGGGGGGAGGAGAGCGGCGGGCGGGATGCCGAACGCGACGGCCAGGGCGAGGAGCTCGTCGACGTCGACGCGTCGGGTGCCGGCCTCGACGCGGGACAGGATCGGCTGCGAGACGGCCAGGCCCTCGGCGGCGAGGCGGGCGAGGAGCGCGGCCTGGTCCCAGGAGCGGGCCTCGCGCAGCCTGGCCACGGTCTCTCCGAGGTGGCGTCCGGCCGGGCCGATCTCCGTGGTGCGCGCGGCCATGGTGCGCCCCTCTCTCGTCTCAGCCTCAGGAGTCGCATATGGCCTGGTCAGCCGCGCGGGGAGAAAAATAAAAGCTGGGCGCGGGGCTGGGAAGAGGCCCCGCCCGAAAAATCCGGGGCCCGCCAGGCGGGAGCAGCAAGTCAGGGCCCGGGTGTCGTCGCGATCATGCCGGGGTTGGTGTGCTCGTCGACGAAGTCGCTGCCGGGGTCGGTGTCCTGGGTGCGCTGGGAGTCGGGGTGCCCGACGGGCGGGTCCCAGCCGAGGGCGATCAGGGCGGCCTCGGTCTCCTCCGGGATGTAGACCCGTGTCACCTCGGCATGAGTGCTGACATCGAAGACGAGCAGCTCCAGCTCGATCACCGGGAGTTCGTCGGCCTCGGCACGGAGGGTCAGCCCACGGACGGCGCGGCTGATGTCCACGTCGTTGATCTTGATGGTGCCGTGGCCGGAGCCGTCGAGGGCGATCTGTACTGAGCGGGGATCGGACATGGGGCTCTCCTTCAAGGGCCGGTGCATGATGGCGGCATGACCAACTGGACGTATCAAGGGGCCGCCGAGCTCCGTGCTCCGGACGGCGCCGGGGAGCGCGTGGCCGTCAGCGTGGACCTCCGGATCGAACAGGAGCGGGAAGCGCACGACCCGGTGGCCGTTCTCCGATCCTGGTGCGGCGATGCCGAGCCGGTCGGGCAGCTGGCAGACATCCCCGATGGCATGCGCACGCTGGTTCTGCCCGACGGGCGGTCTGCCACGGTGTACATCACCACTTCTACTGGGGAGCGCGCGGTGGGCTTGCAGCTTCAGGGAGTAGGCGCGCCTCCCTGGCTCGACGCCCCCTAGCGCTCAGGGTCCGGCGTACCAGTCGCGGGAGGTGTTGAGGGCGGCGGCCTGGCTCATGGGGCGGTCGCTCTTTTCGCCGTTGCAGTTGCGGCCGCATGTGGGGCATCTGTTGACGCCGTGCGCGGGGGCCCAGTTGTCCTGGTCCCTGCGGTCGCCGCCTCGGGCGACGGGGATGCGGTGGTCGATGACGTCGGCCTGGGCGTGGCCGCAGAGGTGGCAGACGTCGTTGGCGGTGAGGAAGGCGGCCCGGGCCTTGCGGTACTCGTACGTGGTGAGGTCGTCCCGCTTGGCCATGGCTACGGCCGGGGCTCTGGGATGCCGACGAGGCGTAGGGCGCGGCTGCGGGTGGCGAGCTCGGCGCGGGCGACGTCGACGTGGGCGTACAGGGGGCGGCCGTGGTCGTCGAGGCCGGTGGGGGCGAGGTGGCCGCGGCGTGCCCATTGGCGGACGGCGGCGGGGGTGACGGCGGCGGCGCCGGCGGAGAGGAGGCGGCGCCAGCGGGTGGCGTGCTCGGCGGCCTCGGTGGCGGTGTAGAGGGTGGCCACGGTTCACCTCCGGGAACGGCGACGGCCCCCTCGTCGAGGGGGCCGCGGTGGTGTGTGGGCGCACGTGTGGTGCTGGCAGCAGTGTGACGCTAAGTGGCGATCATGTCCAGTCGGTACGTCTGCGGGCGGCGGGCGGCCCCGGTCATGTGCGTGCCTGCTCGGCGGCGGGCGGCCGGTACGGGGCGAACTGGCTGCGGCTGATGACCGGGTCGACGGTGGTCGGGTAGAGCCCGATGCCCCACGCGAGGCGGTAGCTCTTGGCGAGGTGGGCGAGGGCCTGGCGGACGGCGTCCTCGGGCGAGGTGCCGTTGGCGGTGAGGGTGGCGAGGTCGTCGAGGAGGGCCGCGTCGAGGGGCACGGTGAGGCCGGGCGCGACAGGTGTCGCGGTGTCGCGCGACGGTGTCGCGGGGCTGGTGTCCGGTGTCGCGGCGGGGAGCGCGACAGTCAGGATGTCGGGCGCGACAGGGGCGCGACAGTCCTGGTCAGGGGGTGTCGCGGTGTCGCGCGACAGGGCCTGGATGTCGCGGTGCACGGTGTCCTTGGTGGTGCCCAGCTTGGCCGCGATGTCGCGCAGGGACAGGCCGGTGGCGCGCAGCTGCGCGACTGTCTTGCGACGCGCCGCGACAGTGCCGGTGTCCTCGGGGGTGGTGGTCATGAGGCTTCCTGGGTGAGGTGGTCGTGGGCGGCCAGGAGGACGCCGATGCGGGCGAGCGGGGGCATGACGACGGCGCGGTGGTCGTCGTATTCGTCGGGGGTGAGGAGCTGGCCGCAGACCGTGCAGTCGATGTAGGTCTCCCAGTCGGTGCGGCCGAGCGCGAACGCCTGGCAGGACGGGCAGGGGGCCTGGAGGGCGTGGCGGCGGGGCTCGGTGGTGGTGACCGTCCGGATGCGGCGGACGAGGTCGTCGAGCTCCGCGTGCAGGAGGGCCACCCAGGAGGAGCGGACGACGTGGCCGAGGTGGCGGGCGAGGTAGTCGGCGTACGGGGCGCGGGGGGTGATGGGCGGGAGGATGTGGCCGAGGTCCTCGGCAAGCTGGTCGGCCCAGGCGTGCAGGACGGCGTGGACGGGCTGGCGGTCGCTCTGGTCGCCGGCGGTGTCCCGGACGGGCCCGGGCGCGGCCGGGCCGAGGAGGTTGAGGACGTCGCCGCGCACGGGGAGCGGGGAGTGGGCGCGGCCGGCGCCGCCGAAGCCCTGGGCGGGCCGGGTACCGAGCTCCAGGGACGCGGTGAGCAGGACGAGCTGGCGGGGGATCTCGGCGAGCCAGCTGCGCACGCGGTGCTCACAGCGGACGCACGCCGTACGGGACGGCCCGGCGTCGTGGGTGCAGATCAGGCAGGGGTTCACCAGCCCTCCCTGGTGGTGAGGGTGTAGCGGACGGCGGTGGCGGTGCGGTTGGCGCGGGTCGGGTCCTCGGTGATCTCGCGGGTGCGGGCGTCGAGCTCGTCGCACCACCTGAGGATGCGGGCCACGGCGGCCTCGGCCCTGTCCAGCTGCCCGTACAGCCGGTCGAGGTCGTCGCTGGTGAGCTGGTCGATGCCGGGGCGCCCGGGAGGCCACGGGGGCGTCCTGCGGTGGGCGAGGAGCGCGGCCGGGGTGGTGGCCGGCCACTCGATGCGGGCGTCGGGGTAGCCGCGGGTCAGGTCCTCGAGGGACGAGGCGGCGCTGACATGGCCGGTCTCGACGTCCTCGACGACGAGGCAGCGGCCGCTGGGCAGGAGGATGCCGTCGAGGGGCGCGCCGTGGCGGAGGTGGAGCCGGAATCCGGCGGCGAACGGGGCGGCGGTCACAGGGTGCCGTCCTGGGCGATGACGGTGCGCACGGCGATGGCGTGGGGGTGCTCGGCGTCGGGGTCCATGTGCCGGAGGCGGACCGCCCGGTCGAGGTCGTCGCACCAGGCGAGGACGCGCTCGACGGCGGCCACGGCCGCGACGGCGTCGCCCTGATGGACGTCCGCGGCGGCGGCCGGGTCGCAGTGCGCGTCCAGGACGGCACGGACCCGGCGGACGGCGGCGGCGGAGGCGTCGGCCTCACACTCGCAGTCGAGCTGGTCGTGCACCTCCTCGATGGCGGCCAGCTCGGCGCGCACCAGGGCGATGACGTCCTCGCTGGGTGCCGGGCGGCTGTCGAACGGCGCGAGGGCGGCGCGCAGCGCCTGGGCCCGCTCGGGGCCGAGCTCCAGGGCGTACGGCTCGCGGCGAGGGGCAGGGCCGGAGAGGCAGACGGTGACGGTGTCGTCGTCGCCGTGGAGGACGTCGTCAAGGCCCCAGCGCAGGGGGATGGGGTCGTCGGCGCGGGTCGGGTCGGATGCCGTCGCGGCATGGTCCGCGCAGGGGCGGCCGGTGAACAGCTCGTCCAGGCAGGTCACTCCGGCATTGGCCGGGGCGTAACTGTCGGCGATGGCGCGCAGGATGGCCGCGAGCTCGGGCTTACTGAAGTTGCTGAACACATCGGCCTCGCCGCCGTTGGCCACGGTGAGGATCAAACGGTGGGTGCGCAGCGAGGCGACGCCGATGGAGTCGGGGATGTGGGTCATGGGTTCTGCTCCTGGACGAGTCGGGTGCGGGTGCGCCGGCGGCGGTTGGCGATGTGGCCGAGCGGGACGGCCGTGGTGAGGGCGACGAGAGCGACGTACGCGGCGGCGAGCGCGAAGGCGGTCACGCGGCGGTAAGGGCTTGGGGGGCGGAGAGAGTGAGCAGGCCGTTCTGGAAGGCGAGGGCGACGGCGTACGGGCGGACGACGGCGGGCGTGATGCCGGGGCGCAGGGCGCCGAGGGCGTCGTACGCGCGGCGGAGGTGGGTGATGGCCGTATTGCTGCTGCAGCCGAGCACGCCGGCGATCTCGTCGTTGGTCATGCCGTCGGCGGCGAGCTCCAGGACGCGGCGTTGCCGGGGGGTCAGGTGGATGTCGTCGCGTGGCTCGGGGGCCAGGCCGCGCATCCACCCGGACCGGTAGGCGATGGCGACGGCGTGGGCGCCGTTGCGGGCGCCGATGCGGCCCCGGAGCTGCTCCATGCGGTGCTTGACGGTGCCGCGGGCGACGCCGGTGGTGGCGGCGATCTCGGCCGTCGAGTAGCCGCGGGCGAGGCCGGCCAAGAGCGTCGGGTCGTAGTCCCACAGGGTGGGGCTGATCCGGCGCGGCGGGCGGCCGAGGCCCTCGGTGACGCGCCAGCCCGAGTCGACGAGTGCGGTGTAGGCGACATCGGCGGCCTCCTCGTCGCTGATGCGGATGCCGAGGTGAGCGGTGAGGGCCTGGGCGACCACGGTGCCGAACGCCAGGGCGCGCCTCGAGGTACGGCTCATCGGGTCCACCCCTGCCACGGGGCGGGGCGCACGCCGGTGCGCTGCCGGGGGACGCTGCGGCGGGGCTGGGGGCGCTTGCAGGTGGCGGCGTGGGGCATGGCGCGCCACTCGGCTCCCTCGAGGGTCGGGCGCTCGGCGGTGAGGACGCGGACGCGGAGGCGGCCGGTGCCGTCGGTGTAGGCGCCGAGGCGGCCCTCGGGGTCGGGGTGGGCGTTGAGGGCCTGTCGGCTGCCGGTGGCGGCGGTGACGGCCCAGCGGATGGGCTGGCTGCAGCTCGGGCACGGCGTGGAGCCGTGAGGCGTGGTCATGGGTCTCCTCCGGGTCAGGTGCCGGTCTGGGTGTCGTTCATGGCCGCAGCGACCGCCCAGCGGCCGTACAGGGCGACTGCCTGGGCGGCGCCCTCGGCGGCGATGACGGCGCGGACGGCGTCGGGCGTGGCCTGGGCACGGACCTCGTCCCGCTGCTCCTGGCTCAGCTCCTGCCGGTCCGCGGCCAGGCCACGAACGGAAAGGAGCAGCGGCCTCTGGCTGCCAGCGCCTTGAGAGCCGCTCAGGGCCGTGCTGCAGCCGCCACGCGGCGGAGGCACGAGCCGAGGCCCGGGGCGCCCCTGGAGCTCCTCGGGGGAGCTCTCTGCGGCTTCCTCGCGCGCGGCCTGTGGCTGAGGTGGAAGAGCGGCCATCGTCTGGTCAGGTTGTGGGTCCCTACCGGAGGTAGGGGGAACTGGTAGGCCCCCGCCGGGGACGGGTTCCGGAACCCGTCCGGGGACGGTGTCCGCACCCGTCCGGGGACGGGTTCCGGGGGTGTCCGGAGCCCCGCCGGGGACGGGTTCCGGAACCCCACCGGGGACGGGTTCCGGGAACCCGTCCCCGGACGGGTTCGCTCGCTCGGCAAGGAGCGCTTCGATCTCGGCGGCCTTGGCTTTCTTCCGGGCCTTGGCCTGCCGGGTCTCGCCCCACACGTGAAGGTGCTCGGCCCAGTCGATGCGCGCCTGCGGGATGAGGAGCTGGTAGACGGACGACTGGTTGGGGCGGCGCCGGCGGACGAGGAGCTCGGCGGCCAGGAGGAGCCGCACGCACCGGGTGACGGTCTCCTCGCTCACCCCCGCGATGGCGGCGAGGGTCTCGTTCGAGGGGTAGGACCTGGAGCCGTCGGCGTTGGCGTAGGTGGCGATGAGGATTCCGATGTGCACGGCCTTGGAGACCTCGGGGCGCCGTGCACGCAGGGCCTCGTCCCTCACCCGGTTGATCCAGGCGTTGCGGACCGACTGCACGTGGTCGCTCACGTCGTCCTTTCTTGCTGGTGTGGTGCGGGGCCGGTGGGCCGGGGCGCGGGCCCCGGCCGGGGCCGTCAGGAGGTGGTGCGGGCGGCCTGCTTGAGGCGGCGCATGATCGGGCCGGGGATGGTGAGCTGCACGGAGGCGACGTTCCAGCGGCGGCGCCGGTCGTCACGGGCGAGCCAGCCGCGCTCCTCGAGGACGCTCAAGGAGGCGACGATCTGTCCGGTGGGCAGCGCGGTGAGGTCGATGAGGCGGCCCAGACGCGGCTGCGCTTCCTCGGGGATCCGGCCGGTGGCCCAGTCGGCGTGCGTCGCCAGGAGCAGCGCGACGAGCTTGGTGTGGCTCAGCAGCCGGGTTCCGGTGATTCCGCGCTCCCACAGGGCCCGGTACGGCTCGTCGGTGGCGGGGTCGTGGGGGCCGGGGGCGATGAGCGGGTGGGCCTTGCGTCGCATGACGTCGGCCGGGGTCGGGACGGTGCTCATGGGCTACTCCTGGGGGTGCGCAGGCGGTTCGGTGGTGCGGGTGCTGAGGTAGTTGCCGGGCGGCCAGCCGGGCCCGGGCGGTGCCTCGGGGCGCCCGGCGAGGGCGGCGGGGGTGTGGCGGTCGCAGCGCCAGCCGGTCACGTACAGACGGGGCCGGCCGAGGCCGTGCGGGCCGGAGAGCTCGCACGGCCGGAACGGGCCGCGGGTCATGGCCGGGGGCGGATGGTGCCGCAGTGGTTGCACTCCACCCGTCCGGGACCGGCCGGGTAGTGGGGGGTCTGCAGGTGGCCGCAGCGCGGGGTGTCGCAGGCCACCCAGACGTACCGGCGGGGGGCCGGGACGACGCGGACGAGCCGCACGCGCGGGCGGGGGAAGAAGAACCGGCGTAGGGCCCGGCCGCCGGCGACCGTGACGCACACGGTGCCGACGAGGACGGTGGCCGCGCCGAGGAAGAGCAGGCCGAGGACGGCCAGGGCCAGGGCGTCACGCACCGGTGCCCACCTCCTCGATGGCGCGGATCTCGGCGAGGGCCATCCCGTACGCCTGGCACGGGCCCGGGCAGTACCAGCGGCCGGGCTCGCGGGAGTAGGGCCAGACGACGTGGACCATGCGGGCCGACGGTTGCGGAGCGGTGGCGAGCTCGCCGCACTCCGCGACCGGGCAGTCCCGGCCGGTGGGCACCGGGGCCGGCGCCGTCGGCTCACCGGCGAGGCCGCGGTTCCACCCCTGCCGGGCGGCCGCCCGGCGTTCACGGTTCTGGGCGTTCAGCGCGTCGCGGCACGGCTGGCAGAACGGGACCTTGCGCGTGCGGTGCTGGCCGTACCCGCGGGGCGTGCCGTGCTCGATGTCGTCGACGGGCGGCGTCTCGACGGGCGCCTCGACCACCGGCGGCGCGGCCTGGGCGGCCACGTGGGCGGCCCGGGCCTTCGCCCTCGACGTCTGCAGCGCGCCCCACGCGGCACGGCGCGCCTGGTGGACGGTGTCCCGGCGGTAGCGGCTTCCGTTGTGGCTGGTGCACAGGCGGCCGGCGGTCGACCCGCACGCCGGGCACGCGACGGAGGTCTCGGGGAAGTTCAGGGCGGGCGCTTCCATCACGCGTCGGCCTCCGGGTCGTAGGAGGCCTCGGCCACGACCGACGTGACGGCGTAGCCGGTGAACGTTTCCGCGTAGCCGATACGCACGAACAGGTCCCACCCCTGCGTGTCCTCGTCCTGGCCCATGACCCACTTGAAGAACAGCGCGACGTCCGCCGGGTGCTCGTCGCTGACGAGGTCCTCGCAGTGCGCCTGAGCGGCCTTGACGTTCGCGTACAGGCCGACCGGGAACGGGCTGGGCTCGTACGTGGCGCGGAAGACCGTGACGGCCCCGGAGGAAGCGGCGGGCGTCAGCTGGGCGGCGGCCAGGGCGAGCGTGGCGTGGGCCTGGGCCTCAAGGGCCAGGGCGGCGCTCAGGTCGGGGTCGTCGCCGTCGCCGGACGTGTGGCGGTGGGCCAGGATGAGGAGGCGCGCGGCCTCGCGGTAGTGCTCGGGGCCGGTCATCGGTGCAGCTCCATCTGGGTGTGCTGGGTGGTGGTCGGGAGCTCGCGCCGCCACTTGACGGTCATGTACCGCGAGCCGTCCGGGGTGGCCTTGGTGTGCACCTGCACGTTGATCTCGCAGGGCATGACCAGGCCGGGGACGTGGGCCCACTCGAGGAGCTCGGTGCCGGACGGCAGGTCGCCGGACCAGGGGTCCGGGAGCCATCCGCCCAGCTGCCGGTAGTGATGGCCGTAGTAGTCGGGCTCCAGGTCGCTCACGGCCGGGCCGATCAGCGAGACGATGCCGTGCACGCCGAACCGGACCTCGGCCCGGGCGGCGCGGTGCGGCGCGGGGGTGGACCCGCCGGCGGATCCGGTGTCCTTCCCCCGGGCCGCCGCGACGGTGAGCAGCTGCTCGCGCTCGGCCAGGAGGTCACGGACGTCCCGGTCGAGCTGCGCGTTGCTGCGGTAGGTGTGCTGGCCTGCGAGGATCTCCGCCAGGCGCTCGGGCGTGATCAGGCTCACCGGTGCCTCCCCTTCGACCGCGCCGACCGGCGGGCGTCGGAGGTGAGGGCGGCCCGGAGGGCGAGGATGCCCAGGACCCAGGCGAGGGCCGAGAGGGCGGCCACGGCGGTGTCGCTCATGCCGCCGCCTCCTCGTCCACGGTCTCGAGCGGACCGCCGGTGACGTCGACAAGCTCGGTCTCCCTCGCACGCACCCACATCGGGCACGTGTCGACGTCGACGCCGTCGAGGACGTAAAGCTGCTCACCGGTCTGGGTGCGGCCGGCGGTGCGCCAGCGCGAGCCGTTGGTGGCCTGGACGAGGCGGGAGACGTCGGCCTCGGGCGGGGGGTCGGTAGGGTTGGTCACGGTTCCTCGATTCGTGGGTGAGGTGCCGAGGGGTCGGGTGGGCCATGCAGGGCCCACCGCCCGAACTTGTGGATCAGGCGGCCTCGGACGAGGCGGCGGTCGGCGGCAGATGGTCGCGATAGAGCACGACGAGCCGGGTGATCTCCGGCTCGCTCAGCTGGCACAGCTCGCAGGCCGCCGGAGGTACGTCGTGCTCGCAGGCCTCATCGAGGCCGGCCGCGAACGCCTCCTCGGGCGTCCGGCAGATCACAGCGACACCGCCATCGGTCCCGAGAGAACGTCCTCGGTGGCCGGAACTGCGCGCCCGATGGGCGCCCAGAGGATGAGCAGGTCGACGCCGATGGTCTGGCAGATGGCAGACGCCACGGGCTCCTTCTGGATCTTGTGGACTCCGTTGAGGAGGTTGTCGATCGTTCCGTGCGAGACGCCGGTGGCGGCCGCGAGCTCGCGGTTGCTGATGCTGGATCCCGTGCCGGTGCGCTGCATGAGGGTGCGCATCAGAGCCGGGTTGATCAGCCGGTACTTCTGGACGGGATCCATGCCAACCTCTGCTTGGGCGAGTTGTCCAAAATCTTGGGCACGGCCAGCATGGCACCACTTGGGCAGACTGTCCAGAAAGTTGGGCAGGGGGGGAGTGTGGATTCGGTCAACTTCGGGCGAGCGGACTGGCGCACGGCGCCCAAGAACCTGGACACTGTGCCTAGAACGGTGAGAGGTGCGGAGCGCTGTACTGGGGAGACGGCGCACGCATCACCCCGGTCACTTGGGCACTGAGCCCACGCGACCTGAAACGAGGATGGTCATGCCCGCAGAGGCGACACGAAGAACAGATCTGGCGGATCTGGTGGCGTCCCGGAAAGACGAGCTCGGCCTGAGCTACCGGACCCTGGCCAGCCGTACGGTCGACCCGGAGCGCCCGGACGAGGGGCCCCAGTGGACACGCGGCACGCTGGAGAACCTGATCAACGGCAAGCCGGTCAAGACCCCGACGCCTGACCGGGTGCGCGGGCTCGCGGCCGGCCTCGGTCTGCCGGTCCGACTGGTCCAGGACGCAAGTCGCGCACAGTTCCACGGCATTGACTCGATACGCGTCGAGGGCGAGACCCTGGACGGCGACACGCTGCTCATGCTGCGGCACTACGAGACGCTCAGCCCCGAGGACCAGCTGAAGCTGCGGAAGATCGCTGAGGACTGGAGCCGTATGCGTCCCGCAGATGACTGACTCACGGTGACTTTTGAGTAACGGCTAGTCCGCGCGGCATATGCGGTGCATTATGGGGGCCTGCCTGGGGGCGGAACCGTAAGCTCCGGCGCGCCGCATGATTCGAACATACATGCGATACGTGTCGGCTCCTGTGGGGGAAGTGCGCGCATGCAAGAGGTGACGGAAGCACGCTACGAGCTCGTATCCGGTAAGACGCTGCCCCCGGGCACGGTGTGCCGAATCCGGGAAACGCCAGGTCTGGCAGTTGTAGAGATTCTGACCAGCGAGGCCACGGAAAGGTTGTGCGTAGAACTGAACGAATTTCACCGCGCCCTCCTCGCCGAGAAGCGATGGGAGCAGACCCCCATCACCAGCCCGCATCGATTCGAACAACCGGCCGAGGGACTCGGCATCGCCGACGCCCGATGGGAGCGGCGCGCGCTCCCCGCGGCCGTACCTTGCGCCCCCCTGGAGGGGCTCGCCCGCTTCACCTGGCTCATCCACGAGGACGACGCGACCGAGCGACTCTGTCGAGAGATGAATCGATACCTCACGCGCATCGTCGGCGACGGCCTCTGGCGCCAGAACTGGGTCACCGCGAGCTAGCGAAGGGGGCCGGGCCACATGGCCCGGCCCCTCTGCTATGAGCGCTTCCGTTCGACTCGAACACTCGTGGTATCGAACCCAGGGCCCCGCTGCCGAGTCGGCAGGACCACCACCCGGAACAGGGCCCGCACAGTCGCGGACCGTACGTCCAAGGGCAGGGCCTTCCAGCGGTCAACGGTGATTCCCGCCACGCGAGCCAGTAGCCGCTGCTCGGCCGTGGCGGCGATCTGCGACCGGATTCTCGCGATCTCCGTGTCGAACGAGGCCAGCGCCGCGAACGCCAGCTCAGGGCGCACATTCGGGTACTGCGCCATGTTCTCCACCTGATGAGTCAACGTCGCCTTGCGCTCCTCCAGCTGGAGGAGCTCGGCCGTCAGATCCGGGTGATCCGGCGCGGTGCTGAGCTCGGCGAGGAACCGCGGATCGTTCAGGAGCGCTACGGCACGGCCCTCGACGTACCCGTCCAGCAGGTCACGGTTCCGTCCCACGCGACGGCAGGCGGGGCAGTAGTACAGCCTGACGTTCGGTCGGTTCCGGCCGCCGGATGGCTTCGTGCGGAGGAAGCTGGGCTTGACCTCCGCCGGCTTCACCCCCGCCTGCGCCTGGTCCTCGCTGCACGGACCGCACTCCGCCCCTCCGACGCCTGAGAGCAGGTTCGCGCGCTCGCGGCCGTAGTACGGCCTCACGGCAGCGGAGGTCTCGTAGTAGGCCCGTACGGCCTCCCAGACGTCCCGAGGAAGTACGGGCGGCCATGCGGCCTTGTGGAGCTCTCCGTCGTGCTCGATGAGTCCAGCGATGCGCGGTGCGGTCAGCACGTTCCGCAGGCTCTTCGCGTCGAACGGGTTGCCCTCGGTGGTCGTGTGCCGCGCGTTGATCCACCGGACGGTCGCGGCCTGGTTCCGGCTCGCCAAGAGGTAGTCGGCCGCTCCCCTGGCCCCCTCTGCCTCGGCCTCGCAGTGCTGGTTCAGGTCGAAGATGGGGAGCTCGATCTCGTCGCCGGTCTCGCGGTCCGGCTTCATCTTCGTGCCGATCTGGACACCGAAGGCGAAAGGCCGGCGGCCTCCTACGGTCGTGAGCCCCTTCGCGCGCCGACTGGCGTGCCCGCGCAGGACGCGCCGACTCGTGTTGTCGGACTCGCGGCAGGCCTGGGCCGCCTCGATGCGCAGGATGAACCGATCGTCAGGTGAGTCGAGGTTGCGGGTGCCGGACGGGGAGGCGACCCGGATGCTCTTGCTCTCGGCGATGCCGATCAGCTTCTCCAGATCGTACGGCTGCCGGATCAGCCGGTCGCCGTGGTAAACGATCACAGCGTCGATTTCGCCGTCCTCGATCGCGGAAAGCATCCGGTCCCACTGCGGGCGCTTCCGGTTCTTCTGCCACGCCGAGCGGCTGTTGTCGGGGAAGATGTGCGTCTCCGACACCGGCCATCCCAGCCGTTGTGCGAGCTCGCGGCAGTCGGCCTCCTGCCGTTCGACCTTCTCCAGGCTGCCGTCGGGTGCATACGACAGTCGGCAGTAGATACCGGCTCGTGTTGGTAGCCGGTCCGAGCTGGGGGCCAT